CTAGAGATGAACAAATTATAATCTTTTCTGCGGACAAAGACCTTACACAACTCATATCTAAAAATGTTACTATCTATTCTCCAACAGGAAAAAAATATTTGGCGAACGGGGATATGATTAATATCAACAAAGTTGATATACCTCACTATAATATTACTCTAACTAAAGTAATGACAGGTGACAAATCAGACAACATCGATGGTATAGAGGGTTTAGGTGAAAAAACTTTGATTAAATTATTCCCACAATTGCTTGAAAAACCCTGCACAATCGAAGAAATACTTGATAGTGCACGAAATATTCAACAAAAGAAACTTCCAAAATCAATTCAAAATATTTTGACAGGGAAGACAAAAAGTGGTATACTTGGAGAACAGTTCTATAATATAAATAAACAAATCGTCGACTTGAATCATCCTCTAATAACCGACGAAGGTAAAACCTTAGTAGAACAAATTCATATCGATACAATCGACCCAACAGATAGAGGATATAAAAACTTGATGAGACTAATGATGGAAGACGGTCTTTTTAGGTATCTTCCCACAAACGATGAAGCGTGGGTAAACTTCCTCAAACCTTTCTTAAAATTAATAAGAAAAGAAAAAAGAAAATTATGATTGACCTAAACTTAGAAGATGTAGATAGATACTCATTAGCATTATACTATTTTGTTGATGAAACAAGATACACAGAAGAGGGTCATATGGTAAGGTTTTACAAAGACTCTGAAATAGGAATAACACAAGAAAATATAAACACACAACAAACTCAAAATCTAAACGATTTATTTAAATAAAAAAAACAAACATGAAAGAGCAAGACAGCACGAAAATGGAGTTTCTCTTAACACTCAACGACAACATCGTTGTACAGAGATTTTACAATGTGAGAGGCTACAACCCAAAGGCAAAAAATTCGATGGAACTTTATGGTTTGATGAAGGCTTTTAGCGAAGAACTTCATTATTACCTAAAGATGAAAACAGTTGTTTACATGATGGACAACAAAGACGCAATCGTCGACAATCCTGCAATTATGGAGACATCATTCACCGAGGAACCTGAATATTTTAACATCTATGTTAAACTCGGAGACACGACAATTTGTCATAGAAGACTTGATGGAAAAATGTATCCACCAAAAGTTCGTTACACAGTGGATGTAAGACCATTTTTGAAAGAGCTTCTTAGAGAATTAACTGACATTTTTTCAGCAAAAAAATTAACTCACGAATATTTGGAATTTGACCTAGTCTAATTACTATTTAAGAATATAGGGGAATTATATAGAGCATATGAATAAAAATTTTGACTACTTAGGGAATACATTTCAAATACAATTAATCAATCAAATCATTGTAGATAAGGACTTCTCGAGTTCTATTATCGATGTGATTGAGAGTACATACTTTGACAACAAATACTTTAAAATCATTATCCAAATGATTAAGGAGTACTATAAGAAGTATGAATCAACCCCTAACTTTGAAACATTAGAGCAGATTATAAAATCTGAAGTTAGTCAAGAACTTGTGGCTAAGATTGTTTTGGACACTTTGAAACAAGTAAAAGAGGCTCCATTTGAAGGGACTCAGTTTGTTCAAGAAAAGGCTTTGAAGTTTTGTAAACAACAAGAGCTTCAAAAGGCGATGGACAGAGCACAGAAAATCATCACTGAAGGTGATTTCGAATCCTATGATAAAGTTGAAGGATTGGTTAGGGAAGCTCTTCAAGTAGGAGAGACTGATAAAGGACAATCTGATGTATTCAACGATTTGGAGAATGTGTTGGTAGAAGATTACAGACACCCAATCCCAATGGGTATTGCGGGAATTGACAACTTACTTAAAGGTGGGTTGGCTAAAGGTGAAATCGGGGTTATACTTGCACCAACAGGTGTGGGTAAAACAACTGTCTTAACCAAAATATCCAACACCGCTTTCAACATGGGGTACAACGTTCTTCAAATTTTCTTTGAAGACAACCCAAAAATCATTCAAAGAAAGCACTTTACAATTTGGACTGGTATTGAACCTGACAATCTTGTTTTCCATAAAGAAAAAGTTATGGAAAAAATCACAGAGATTAAGGAGACAATGCAAAACAAGCTTATCTTAAAAAAACTTGCATCTGATACAATGACAATGAATCAGATTAAGAATCAGGTAAGAAAGATGATTGCTGATGGAACCAAAATCGATATGATACTATTAGATTATATTGATTGTGTACTACCAGAATCATCTGCTAAAGATGAATGGAAAGCTGAAGGTTCTGTTATGAGAGCTTTTGAGGCCATGTGTCATGAACTTGATATTGCTGGTTGGACAGCAACCCAAGGTAATAGAAGTTCAATTTCTTCTGAGGTTGTTACTACAGACCAAATGGGAGGTTCAATTAAGAAAGCTCAAGTAGGGCACGTAATCATCACCGTGGCTAAGACATTACAACAAAAGGAGATGAACTTAGCAACCATAGCCATCACAAAGTCCCGCCTTGGTAAGGATGGTGTTGTATTTGAAAACTGTAAGTTCAACAACGAATTATTGGAAATTGATACTGAATCTTCAGTAACATTCTTAGGATTCGAAGAACAACAAGAAGAAAGAAAAAGAGATAGAGTTAAAGAACTGCTTGACAAAAGAAAGCAAAGAGAACAGCAAAATAATTCTTAATTAAATATCCACTTTTCTTAAAAAAAACTTATTTTTTTTTAATCAAAATTATGGTCGCCAAGTGAACGACCTTATATTTATCATTAAAATCGTTGATTTTTTGATAAAAACTTTCACAACAAAAACTACAAACAATGGACATTTCGAACAGGATTTTATCGGATATTACAGTGTATATGAAGTACGCCAAGTATATCCCTGAGTTAAAGAGAAGAGAAACGTGGCAAGAATTAGTCACAAGAAACATGGAGATGCACATCAAACAGTATCCCAAATTAGAAGAAGAAATCAGAGAGAACTACAAGTATGTTTACAGAAAACAAGTTCTTCCTTCAATGAGGTCAATGCAGTTCGCAGGAAAACCTATTGAAATTTCACCAAACAGAATCTACAACTGTGCATTTGCACCGATTGATGATTGGAGAGTATTCTCAGAAATTATGTTCCTTTTATTAGGTGGAACTGGTGTTGGATATTCAGTACAAAAACATCACGTTGATGTATTACCTGAAATCAGAAAACCAAATAAGGAAAGAGGAAGAAGATGGTTAGTTGCAGACTCAATTGAAGGATGGGCTGACGCTGTGAAGGTATTAGTTAAATCATATTTCTTTGGTGGTTCAAACATTGAATTCGATTTCAGTGACATCAGACCAAAAGGTGCAAGACTTGTAACTTCAGGTGGTAAAGCTCCTGGTCCTCAACCACTAAAAGAATGTCTAATCAAATTGGAAGGTATTTTAGATTCAAAAGAAGATGGTCAGAAATTAACACCAATCGAAGTTCATGATATGGTTTGTCACATTGCAGACGCAGTTCTTGCGGGTGGAATCAGAAGAGCGGCTTTGATTTGTCTATTCTCAGCAACCGATGAAGAAATGATTGGTTGTAAGAGCGGAGCTTGGTGGGAACAAAATCCTCAAAGAGGAAGAGCAAACAACTCAGCGGTTCTTATGAGACACAAAATCACGAAAGATTATTTTATGGATTTGTGGAAAAGAATCGAAGCGAGTGGTGCTGGTGAACCAGGAATTTACTTAAGTAACGATAAAGATTGGGGAACTAACCCTTGTTGTGAAATCGCATTACGACCATTCCAATTCTGTAACCTTACAGAAGTGAATGTATCAAACGTAGTATCACAAGAAGACTACGAAGATAGAGTAAGAGCGGCTTCATTCATAGGAACCCTCCAAGCAGGATATACAAACTTCCACTATCTCAGACCAATTTGGCAAAGAACAACTGAAAAAGATGCTCTTGTTGGAATCTCAATGACAGGTATTGGTTCAGGTGCGGTTCTTGGTCTTAACATGAAATCTGCGGCTAAAGTTGTAAAAGAAGAAAACGAAAGAGTTGCTTCTTTAATCGGAATCAATAAAGCGGCAAGAACAACTACAGTTAAACCAGCAGGTACTACATCATTAACACTCGGAACATCTTCAGGTATTCACGCATGGCACAACGAATACTATATTAGAAGAGTAAGAGTTGGTAAGAATGAAGCGATTTATTCTCACCTTAAACAAAACCACCCTGAACTTGTGGAAGATGAATATTTCAGACCACACGATACAGCGGTAATCGGAATCCCACAAAAAGCACCCGAGGGTTCAATCTTAAGAAACGAATCACCAATTCAATTATTGGAGAGAGTGAAGAAGGTTCAACAAGAATGGATTAAACCAGGTCATAGAAGTGGTTCGAATGCTCACAACGTTTCTGCAACAATTTCAATTCGTGAACACGAATGGCCAGCAGTTGGCGAGTGGATGTGGGAGAATAAAGAATATTATAACGGACTTTCAGTTCTACCTTATGATGGTGGAACATATATCCAAGCACCTTTCGAAGATTGTACTAAAGACAAGTACGAGGAATTGATGCAGACTCTTAAAGATGTTGATTTATCAAAAATCGTAGAAAACGATGATGATACAGACTTGAGTGGAGAACTTGCATGTGCGGGTGGGGCTTGTGAAATTACATTAGTTTAACCTATGAAAAATAATAGTGATGGAGGGGTCAAGCCTAAAAAACTTGACCCTTCTCATTTCTACGAAGAAAACGGAAGAATTGTTTTTACAGAAGATTACCATATCAATCGCGGTTATTGTTGTGGTAATGGTTGTAGACATTGTCCTTTCGAACCTGTTGCTCAAAGAGGTAATACTACAATAAAAAAATAATGTAAGTATATTTATCTCATATGGCAGACGGTATTACATATGGTATAAATTTCCCATTTAGGGATTCTAGAAAAGGGGATTACTTAGGACTTACAGAATTCGAGTCACAACAAATCAAAGCCGACTTGATTCACCTCATTCTTACACAAAAAGGTTCAAGATATTTTTTACCTGAATTTGGAACTAGAATTTATGAATTTATTTTCGAACCTTATGACGGTTTGACTTTTGATGCTATAGAGTCAGATATTAGAGACTCGGTAAGCCAGTTTATGCCTCAGTTACTATTGAATAACATAACAATTGAACCCGCAGATTTAGAAGAGGAAGTAGACGCTGGAATGACACCCAACATTGCAGGCTCTGGAGATATATCAATTTATCGAGTACCTGGAAGAGGTACTGCAGAATATACCGCAAAACTAAGAATAGATTATTCTACAGAAAGAAATGCATTTGGACAAAGTGATTTTATAATAATCAATATTTAAGATAGATGGCTAATAGAAAAATATCATATACAACAAGAGACTATCAGGCACTTAGAACTGAGTTACTGAATTATGCTAGAACATATTACCCTGAACTAATTCAGGATTTTAATGATGCGTCTGTATTTTCTGTTTTTTTGGATATGAACGCTGCAATCGCAGACAACCTTCACTACAATATTGATAGAAGTATTCAAGAGACCGTTTTACAATATGCTCAGCAAAGGTCATCGATATACAATATTGCCAGAACTTACGGACTCAAAGTTCCAGGACAAAGACCGTCTGTGGCACTAGTCGATTTTTCAATTACAGTACCAGCGTTTGGAGATAAAGAAGATGAGAGATATTTGGGTGTGTTGACAAGAGGCTCTCAAGTTGTTGGAACAGGAATAGTTTTTGAAAATATAAACGACGTAGACTTTGCATCACCATATAACTCACAAGGATTTCCGAACCGTCTCAAGATTCCAAACTTTAACGCCAATAACGTACTA